CCGGTAGAGGTGGTCCTAGGATCAACTCAGGAAGACCTAAAGGATCAACAAACAAGATAAGCCCTGCTTTATTATTGAACGATTTCCGTCGTGAGCAAGGCATGACTTTTAGTCAGTTCATAAACAAAAAGATCCGTGATGCTGAACTAGACAAGAACGATGAATTAGTCAGCAAATATATTTTAGGACTAGCCAAATACATCATACAAGATGTGCAACAAATAGACCATACAACAAATGGCGAGAGCCTAAAGACTGTTTTCAATTTCCCACAAAAGGAATTGAATGACTGGAGTCCAGTCTATTCATTAGAAAATGCAAAGAAAGATTGATGTTCCGCTCTATGGTGAGCAAGTTACTTTACTCAAAGACATGCTTGATAGTGACAAGCATTGCATCCATATTGTGCCTGTTGGTTCCGGGAAAACTTTTCTGGCTGCTATCGCTCTTCCTATCTTTGCCACTGATGTTCGCTATCACAAAAACAAAGACATAATATATTCAGCACCTACTGGTGCTATGATCAAAAGTTTGATATGGGAACCATTAAAGAAATCATGCATCAATCATTTTGGTTTGCGTGATGGCATCGATATCAACAATAGTGAACTAACGATAAAGTTTCCCAATGGCGTGTTCATACGCTGTAAAAGCGCAGAGATGCGTGAGAATCTAAGAGGTCTCAATGTAGGCGTATGGATCGCTGACGAAGCGGCATTATACACTAGTGATACATTACAAGAGATCACAAACAGATTGCGTCCTAGTGTAGGTCAACCCGACAGTCAAGGTAGACTGATCGTGATAAGCACGCCCAATGGCACTGGACCACTGTACGACCTATTCAAGATGGCTCTTGAAAGGCAAGAAAAATACATCGTACGGCACTATAATTATGAGCAGATGCGCAGTGGTAATCGACAATACATCGATGAACAGAAACGCATACTCAGTCCCCTCAAGTTCGCACAAGATTATCTATGCGCATGGGAAAGTGTCGCTGATCAATTCTATTATACATTTGACAAACACAAACATTGTAGTGACAACATTGTTGATCGTGGTGGTGATTTATACCACTTTGCAGATTTTAATAAAAGGGTCATGTGTGCAGTTATAGCACAAGTGACTAGACCGGGAGAAAAGAATGGCAGAATGGAAATACTTAAAAGTTATGCGATCCCAGATTGCAGTACTGAAGGAATCGCTGATGCGATTCGTCAAGACTTTCCCAAGCGTAGATTATTCAGCGTCATCGACATGTCGGGTACTCAAGTCAATCGTGACACCACTAGTCCATTCGGTGTCACAGATCGCATCATATTGGAGAAATATGGTTTCACTATTGTCAATAGCAGAAAGAGTAACCCTCTTATTACTGATACTGATAATACTGTCAATGCTTTCATCAATAGCGATAGATTAAGGGTGCGTACTGATGACAAGATGTTATTAGAGGCATTGCAGACATATCACTTTGAAGATGCAAGTAGAAAACGCCTCGTCAAATATACTGAGCAAAAGTATGCTCACATAGACGGCTTAGGCGATGCATTGCGTTATGGTATACATCACTTGTTCCCCATAACACATGAACAAACTATAAAAGAATATGTTGGTATGGATCAACGATTCATGCGTGTGCCAGGTCAAGAGCATATGCCTGACAGTCCATTATATCCAGGCGGACCTTCATGGGAAGAGATCATCAATGGTGGTGAAATAAATGAAGACTATCAAGTATACTAAATACTTGATATGTTCAAGAAATATAAAAGACAATCAGCATATGATCGCGTGATGAAACGCACAACTATACCAAAAGATAAAAGTAAATGCTGGCTATGGACTGGGCCAGTGAATAATGCAGGTTATGGTATGATCCGTGGCGACAATGGCATACCTAAGATGACAACAGTTCATAGAGTCGTCGGTATACATAAAGGTCTAGATAGTGATGGCGAGATACAACATACATGCCTCACAAAACATTGCGTTAATCCTGATCATCTAGTAGAAGGTACTGGCATGACTAGACATAAGCGCATAGTAGAGAAACATGGTAGAAACTTTCAAAAAGCAAAGAATCCATATAAGACATGTGAGCATTGTGGCAACACAGATCATGTGACATGGTTCAGTCGCAAGCACGATGAATGCTACACATATAATCCTAAAAAGAAAGCATAAATAAATTATACATAACACGAGGTATAACCATGGACTTTGACATGATGGTCGAGATGTACAACATCAGTAAATTTTATATTCCGCAAGAGGATCATTATGATCTCGCCAAAGATGTCGTCAGATATCTTACAGATATGGGACACAGTAGTCAAGAGATCGACAGAGCCTTTGGTGAATTCCCAGAAGTCATGAAAGCATTAGACGAATATAGCATGTATGGTCAAGAGATCGAAGATGACATGGAAACAGAAGAAGATGAAAAATTCGGTGGCGATTATTACGAATATCTTGACGACGACGAATAATCGTCTAGGAATACTTTATGAATGCACACGAACTAATACACAAAAGTCCTATATATAATGCGATCTATGAACAGATGCTCGCATATCAATATGCATATCTAGGCGGACAGATTTTTAAGACATATGTGCGCAAAAAGCGCCCAAGCGAAGATAGCAATCTTTACATCGATCTAGTAAACAACACAGTTGCACAACCAATTTGTAGATACATTGTTGACACAATCAACGATGTATTGTTTGAGCCAGGTGTGAAACGCGAATTGAAATTCTGCACACCAATTGGCGCTTATATCGATCCTAAAAATACTGAGTGGGCAGAACTCATGTTGCTTGATGCCGATCTACAAAATAGATCGATGGATGCGTTCATGGAACAAGTCGGCGATCTAACAAGCATATATGGTCATTGTTGGGTCTTTGTCGATATGCCTAAAGAAGATGAAGGCAATCTTGGTAGACCTTATGTCGTTGCCATCAATCCATTGAATGTATGGAACTGGGAATGGGAATGGTTCGGTGGTAAGCCAATGGTCAAACATGTCAAGATACTAGAAGCCGAAGACAAAGAAAACTATTACCTCAAATGTTATCACTTAGGTACAAACGAATACCCAAGTTATTGGAAGAGTTATCGTGTAGGCAAAAACATTGCAAAACAAGATGTGGAAGAGATCGGTAGTGGCACATATCCACCTGGCATGGCTATACCTGGTTTCATAGCATATGGTCGCCGTGACCCAAGAACAATCGATATCGGCGTGAGTGATATTGATTCGGCAAGTGATGCACAAAGAGAACATTATAAATTAGAATGTGAAGCATACACATCAGTACAATTCGCAAAGACTATCATCCGTGCAGATAAAGGTGTAGCCATTCCTGTACATGCAGGTGCGATAGTTCGTGCAAGTCAAGGTCAAGTAGAAACTATTCCAGTTGATACAGGTGATGTTGATAAAGTCACTAGCCGTCAGCGTGAGATACTTGAACAGATCGAAGCATTGACTGGCTTAGGTGGTTTGCGTAACAGTAAGAACCAAATCGCTAGCGGTGTCGCCATCATAGAGGAACGAAAAACATTACATAGACTCGCAAAGAGCAAAGCCCGCTTGATGGAAGTCGCTGAAGAAATGATATTCACATTTGCCGCACGATTCATGGGTGTTCGTTGGGCAGGTGAAGTGCATTACAATACAGATTATGAAGCACATGACACAAACTATAGACTCGCTTTGATGGGTCAAGCAAAGAGTCTAGTGCAGAATAATCCAATAATCGACAATTTAATTGTCAAAGAGATTATTGGCATGCTTGCTCCTGCTGAAAAGATCCCGCAATATGAACAAGCATACATCGATACGATCACAGATCCTGTGGTCAAAGATTTGATGACACAAGATAATCAAGCAGTATACAGTCGTGATCTCGCAGATCAAATCGTCACGCCAGAAGATTTTGGTGAGACAGAACCAATCTATGGGGACACGACAGAGTATGATAGTGCCGAAGGATATGACATCAATGGTGATGGCATAGGTACGCCTGTAACATATACAGGTCAATCCTATTATACTAACCAAGCAATTGCTACCCAATTACAGGGTATCAATACTGGAAGGTAATTCGTTTGTTACGCATAACTAAAGGAAAAAATTAATGTTAGAAAATCAACTCGTTGGCAACGATACAGCCCCTGAAGCAGAACAGGGTACAAATGATGCCGCTGATGGTAGAGTGAATCCAGGTGCTATCCGTAAAAGCACTACAAGTTCTATTCTTAACGCATTGTCACAGGCAAGCGGACAGAATTTTGAAAGTGTAGAGGCAGCGTTAGCATATGTGGCTCGCACTTCAAGCCAGCGTTCCGGTGGCAACGCACAGCCAGTGGAGTCAGAACCAGCAATAGAATCACGCATGGGGCGTGAAGCAGGCGATGACAGTACCGACCTACGCGATCAGTTCATGAGACTACAGCGTGATCTCGCTCAGAAAGACAGAGCATTACGCATGAAAGAGTTAGATAGTGAAATATTACGCAACATGGGCGATAGATTCGATCCTGATTTACAAGACTATGCATTGCAAAAGATCAAGGCAAATCTACAGTTCAAGCGTGATGGATCATATTCTATCATCAATTCAAAGGGTCAAGAACGATATGGCATGGACGGTAATCCACTTTCATTGAGAGGCTTGGTAGAAGAAGTTGCTCAGGGTAATCCTAAATTACTCAAGCAAGGTCAAATATCAAGCGGATCTGGACTGCGCCCGGGCCAAAGCAATTTCGCAGGTGCACCAACTGATTCTATTCCAGACTATAGCAAAGATCCTGCTGCCTTCAATGCATGGGCAAGCAAGATGGGCTTAGGTAAGAGAGTAGGACTTAAAGGTGCAAGCGTTACTGCATCTGTATCAGGCACAAGTACAAAAATCGTATAAGCCAACTAAGGAGATACTAAAATGGCATATGTACTAAATGGTGGCCAAGGTGAACAATTTGGTTTCACAACAGCCATCGCAAACTTCGCTCTTCGTGCAATGCATGAAAGCACAGGACTCGTAGAGTTCACACAGGTGGTTGCCCCTAATCAGGGTAATCAATATTTGGTGCCTAACTTTGCACCAATCACATATCAGGACTATAATCCTGCTTCAACATCAAACAATGCTGGTTTTCCGCCAGCAGTTGAACAGAATCCTGCTCTTGGTCAAGGTTCAATCACAGCAACTCCAGCAGTTGCCGCTACTGCATTCGATGTGTTCTACGCATGGACTACATCATTCGAATTAGCCGCAACACTAGGTGCTGAACTTGGT